TATATTCCAAGATAAAGTTGAAGAACTTCCACTATTGATTGAAGTTGGACTTGCTGTAAAAGAACCACTTGGAGCTGGTACTACTGTATTTGCAATATACATTTGATAAGTGTAATTACTATATCCAGGACAAGTAATTAAAACGTTTATAGTACCAGCAAAATGTGGATTAGCTAAAGCAAGTAATGCACGGCCATTACCACCAGTAAAAGTTCCTGAAGGAGAATTTCCATAATTAGAATTAAATGATCCACCACTAAAAGTAACTGAATATGTAAAAATAAGGGAAATTTCTGCAGGTGTTCTATTCACTCCAACATCAAAATAATCAAAACCATTACTAGTGCTATTATAAGTAAAGAAACCATTTACTGTAGGTGGTGGTACTACAGTAACAGTTTGCTGTAATGTTAAAGATCCTCCAGGACCAGAAGCACTTAATGTATAAGTTGTTGTACTTGTAG